ACCCTTGTCCATAATCATACGTAGAGCAACCTCTGTTGGACTTGGTGCATCCTGGTCTGAGAATCCGTGAGCACGTCTCCAAGTGTCGTAAGAAACTGCCATCTTCTCAAAGCCGGAGTCTGCATCCATTGCTCGGTCGTTACGAGTTGCAACTGCTGATGGGTCATACCAAGCAACAACTCTCTCGACTTCAGTGCGCGAGAAGCCATTGGCTAGAAGATATGGACGTAAGTAAACAACAGTAATCGCGTCTGCAATTAAAAGCATAAGTGGCTCAATGTGAGCCTTGTAAAGTGACTCGTCGATCTGAACCGCGTTTGAATACTTTACGTTTGCAAGACCAGTAACAATATCCTTAGGAACGTCGAGACCTTGCAGAATACGCTCTAGTACACGGTCAGCACGTTGAACAAGAGTTGCATCGAATGAACGCTCAAACTTGAACTGCTTAATCTTGTCACCAAGTTCCGCAGGACCACGAATGATCAGAGGAACAACTGCGGATGCAGAATCCTCGTCACGAATCGGAGTGGTCATCGCGTCGATTAGCTGGTCTTCAAATTCATCTGCCATCTCTTCTGGAGTTGGTTCAGCGGAAAGACCGTCTGCATCATCGTACGGATAACTAGGGTCCGGAGTTGCGGCTACGGACAGGCCATCAGGCAGATAGAGCGCACCAGCGTTCAGACGGGAACGCGCCGTTGCACGGAACGTACGGTTTAGCAACAGTAGTTCTGCGCAAAGATCTAGAAGGCCACGTAAGCTCGAATCAGCTTCTTCAGAAAAACGTGGGTGAGCTCGCCAAATACGTCCTACGAACGCATTTGGTGGAAGTTTGATTCCCATGCCTTTACCATTTGCTGTTCCTTGTAGCATTTCACGACGGGCAATAACAGAGTACTGTCCTTTGGTGTCAATCTGCAGTTCGTCAATTGATCGGATGTCCCAGCTTTCTGGAATTCCAGATCCTTGACGTTCAGGAATTTGTACTAGGTAGCATTCGCCGGTAACAGATAGGTTTAGGGCGGCGTCACGCAAAAGACCAGCCTGGCCTCCGTATGCGGAGTCTAGACGTTGAATTGCACGTTCGGCTGCAGAAGCTAGACGTGCTTCAATTGCATCTGCGTTACGAATTGGAACTGGTGCTTCTGCTGGATCAATAATGACCGCAGCGTAAAGACGAATACGAGAAACAACGGAAGCAACGAGTGAGAATGCGTATTTGATTTCACCGATCGCGTCGTAGTATTCCCAAGCTTCAGACTGCCACGCAGAAGAAGATGCTAGACGTCGGTTTCTAAATTGCTCGGCTTCGGTTCTGTCGTTCAGTTTAATCTGAGCAGCGGCAGCAGTAAGTGGACGTGGTTGATTATAACTTACCGAGGTCGCCGGAATGTATCCGTACGGAATTGGTAGAGACGTAGGTGGAAGTGGCATCGAGGTATTGCGACTTCGAGCTGGTTCACGTCTGAAAACTGCCATTGGAGGCTCCTGTAGTTATCTAGTTAGTTGTCGAGCTTGTTAGTTACTAGACCTGCAATTGCAGAAAGGGCTAGCGGCAGCAAGCAAACAAACGTTACTGATGGATATATTGTATATGAAATAGTGACTAGTGATCCGAACCAAATGCTCATACACCAGTTGCATGTGAATAAATAGCCGAATGTGGTTGATGGTGGAAAGCGTTTCCACACACGTTGACGTAGGGCATCAAAAATAACGTCGGTTGTAAATAGACGTGCAAGTCTAAACGTTCCGAGAGATAGAACTAAGAGTTGAATTAGGGTTAGATCGTTCATTGAGTAGGGTCCAGTATCGAGCTTAGAGTGCGGTATGGATTCCACGCACGAAGACGTGAGCCACAGCCGCAAGAGTTATCTTTTTGGAATGCAAGCATCTTACCAGACGTCGTTAAAACGCGATATACGCCTGATTGAGAGTCTGCAGGAAAGTATGAAAGATACGTCTCGTGGAAGACGATCTGAGGGCCCTCTGGGGCATCTGAGGCCACTGTGACGTGTGTGTCAGAGACTATTACACGGGTCGTAGAGACGTAGAAGGTTCCAAGGATGTGAGAGATTGGATTTAGCTCAAAGACGTCCCTAAGGGCACCTGCAGGGGCCGCAGAAAAGTGTGCAGGAAAGACATCGGCTAGTATTCTCATTAGCTACCTAGTCTACGGGATATGGCTCGATGTGTGACTCCAGCTGCCCTGGCTATGTCAGCAATCGAGACGTTGTTGGCTCGAAGATCTTTAGCCATTTGAGTGAAAAGGGAATTGGCTACAGACTCAGGAGAAGATGACGCCATACCGGAACGGAAACGTCGGGCCAGGGGTGCTAGACGTCGGAGTTCTTCAGCGGTGATCGGAGGAACACCGGGGGATTTAGGAGTCTTTCTTTGATAGCCGTTGGCCGACGTTTTTAATGTTGGATCGGGAATAGGGACGTCGACGGTAACGTTTGGAGAAGGTCTATCCACCCAAGCTTTGACAGACGAACGTCCTTTCGGTGGATAGAGAGCGGACCCGATTGCGGAAAGGGTCCAACCCCCACGAAAGAGTTGCTGAACTCGGAGGACTTTGTGATCGTAGTCGAGAGAGTTTAGAAAAAGGGTTTCCGTTTGTGGAAGCTTTTGATTACGAGCTGGACGTCTGGACATGTGTACAGTTTATCAGAAGATGAGACATTGATTGCGGCTGTACTGTGCGTAAAAATGATACATTAACGTTTTTTGACTTTGGGCTGCGAGACGGCAACGCATGTTTTTCGCGTGCCGTCAAAACGTTTCCTGAATAATTCCTGAAAATCACAAGTTAGGTTAGGCTAACCTAAGTTGTCTTGCGTGTAATGTGTGGGGGGTGGACGCAACTTCTAACGAACCAGACCAGACTTTATAAGTTAGGTTAGCCTAACCTAACCAACTACAAACCTGACCAAGCCAAGCAAGTCATTTGGATACAAACAAAGCAACCCAAGCAAGTAGCATAACTTCCAACAGACTTCTAACGAGCTGAGCTACGAGCTGAGCTACAAGCTAGCTATGAGCTGAGCTAGCTCAAAGCTACGAGCTGAGCTACGAGCTGAGCTACAAACTTCTAACGAGCTGAGCTGAGCTATGGGCTAGCTACTAGCTACGAGCTGAGCTTAGCTGAGCTATGAGCTACTAGCTATGAGCTGAGCTACGAGCTACAAGCTACGAGCTATGAGCTACTAGCTATGAGCTGAGCTACGAGCCGAGCTGAGCTACGAGCTGAGCTGAGCTATGAGCTAGCTACTAGCTATGAGCTGAGCTGAGCTGAGCTACGAGCTAAGCTAGCAAACTATCACCGCATCAACTTACAAAGTTCTATGGTGAAGCAGTAGTGATTAGTAATGACTAACAAACTTATTCCTGTCCGTCTAAACAACACATACGGATCCAAATGATAATAAAGCAATGATCAAATAAGCAAAGGCAAATAAATAATTGATCAACAATGATCACAAAGAGAGATCGTGATCAGCGATCATAAATAATGATCAAACCAATACAAATAACGATCCGTATGTCCGTGTATGAGCTGAGCTATGAGCTGAGCTATCCAGCTATCCGTATGAGCTGAGCTATCAACTTATAATGAGCTGAGCTATCCGTATGAGCTGAGCTATCAACTTATAATGAGCTGAGCTATCCGTATGAGCTGAGCTATGAGCTACAAGCTGAGCTGAGCTATCCGTATAAATAAATAATCCCCTATCAAGTTGATAAGGGATTATTTATTTAGATACAAACTAACCGAATACTACATCGCCAAACAAAGCAACTTGGATAATACAATCGGCGTCTTCGGCGTCATAATCAACATCGCTAGGGTCGCTAATAATCTGTTGGCATACTGCCTTAGTGTTGCTGTTGATAGATACTTCACCCGTAGCAAGTTTTTTGGCTGCGTCAAATAAGTCTTGATAGGTAATAGTTTTTGACGCCCAGCTCTCAACATACTCCGGCAATAGATACACCTTATAAGTTTGGCTGTCCGGATTATGCTGACCCTTGCTGACCCAATAGCCAATCCAATAGCCACCATCGTCAATAATGTTCTCAATCAGTTCTGCTGTTTCTTGATTCACTAGATTTCCTTTCAGTAGTGATTACTAGATAACTATACTACGCTTCGCACTGCCAGCAAGCACAATCGTTATCCCCATAGAGATAAACCCCGTGTTCGCAATAATCAGTATTACGCTTCTGCTCTAACGCTTCGCCCATTTGATCAATACTAATGAGCAACCTTTCACTAGCGTTGCCTAGTGATAGTTTGCGATACGCTTCTTCCAAAGCATAACGCAAGGTTTCAGTGGAATAGTTTTTGTAAGGGTTTTCGGTGTTAGCCATTTTGCTCACCACACTTTCGGCAGTTAGTTTCTAGCGAATGGAAATAGTTTCCACATTGTTTTATTAGACCGAGCTTGGCTAATGTTCTAACTGCTCCTGCTAAACTAGCGACATTTTTACTAGCAACATCGTAAGGTCTAGCGTTAGCGATTTGCTCGGGTGTTCCAGCGTAGTTCCAACTAACAACATAGGTAAGCATTTTTCGTTGTTGCTGATTTAGTTTTAGCACTTAGGTTCCCTTTCCGTAGTGGTAAGTCAATGCTACTACATACAACCGACAAAGCAAGGGATTTATTCCCAGAGATTATCTAACTTTAAAGATACCTTTTCTGGATCCACCAGCTTCGCTTCCACGGGGATTAGGTATCTTTCTACCAGCAACCGATCGGGCTGTAATCTTTCCACCTGTAAATCCCGACGGGGGTTTGATAAGCAAGGCAGTTAGGGCGTGAACCAGGGCGTCTACCCTGTCCGGTGATTTGCCTTCGCCAGGTATCCAAGAATACATCTGGCTTTCCAATGATCCGAGATAACCTATGTGGTGAACCCTACCCTGCTCATAAGCCAATGTGACGGGTTCTGCTCTCAAGGCCTTTCCGTATTTGGAATGGACTTCTAATACTTTTATGTTTGGATCTATTGTGTGGATCGCATTCTTCACCAATGCTCCACCTTGGTTCACTTCGGCTACAACAGGGCAACCCCACTTGCGAGCCATCTCTACAACCTTGTTAGCCCAAACATCGGGACTTCCGTGAACACTTGCGTCTTCCAATACCCAAGCTTGACGCTTGTATAAATCTCTCTCAGCAGTAGACGAAACTACGACAATCCCACATTCATCTCTCGGGTTCTCAGCAACGCTAGGGTCAACACCAATGATCCGTAATGGAACGCCAAGTGGCATAGCACCTTGACGATACTGCTCAATCAGTTCTTCTGTCCACAAAGCACCCTCAACGCTATCTAACATCTCACCATAGATTTCTTGCTGAGCCAAGCGAGTTCCCTCATAAACACCCGTGATAGCGTCAAGATAAGCACTAGATAAGTTCCCTGAGTTGTCCAATGTAGACCCACGAGTAATAACTACACGACCCGTCTTCGCTTCTTCTATCAACTTGTAAAGCAATGGAACACGCTTCGGTGTTGTAGTGACCATAATCTTAGGATTAGATCCAAGACGAGTTCCAACACGCAAGTTATCAAAGGCAGTCATACCAGCTGCGTCTGGTGTCTGTCGCCAAGCAGCGATCTCATCTCCCCAAGCGTGAGTAAATTGTGGACCACGAAGCGAGTCTGGTTCATCTGCCGTGAAGCAAGTAGCAACATTTCCGTTAGGCCAAGTTAGTCTTCGCTTGGATGGTTCATACAAAGGTCTTTCACTAGGGGGAGTCACATTCATAATCCCCGACTCACCTTCTACGATTACATCTCTAACATCGGCAGCCGTTCTTGCGACTAATGCAAAGCGACGCTGTCCCGTAGTTGTATGCTTCGCTTCTTCACGAACCCATTCAGCAGCAGTTCTAGTCTTACCAGCACCACGACCAGCAATGTAAGCCCAAATGTTCCAATCACCAGCCGGGGTTTGCTGTTCAGGGCGACCCCAAGCAGACCAATCCCACATAAGCGTTTCCGGATCCATACCAGCCAATACTCTTGCTTGTTCTTCCGGAGATAGCAAAGCTATCTGTTCCATTAGGGACTTAGCCATAAACTCCTACTTACTCTTGGTCAATAATAACCCTGTTCTTATCTAGGATAGCAGAATACACTTGGCTCTTACCTGTCGTTTCTGTCTTATACCCGTATCTAGCAAGACGGAAACGAATAGCCCCGTGAGTAATCCCTAGCAACTTGGCTAAGCGATACACCGAAACTCCTTCTACTTCTACTGCCTTGTTTAGCAGATACGAGTATTCTTCGGCTTCCCTGCGATACTTCTTGCTATGAGAACGAACCTGTTGGGCTAGTGGTTGTAGTTCCACTAGGCGACTAAGCGTTTCATTACTAGGCAAGATAATAACTCTTGTAGATTTCACTACTTCGGGGGCGATAGGTGGTGTTGGTAGTGGAAACTCAACTGCCTTATCGGTATCAACGCTAGATTTGGCGATTTGCCTTGCTCTCTCTCTTGTAATCTCAAACGCAACGCCAATGCTCTCAAATGTCCAACCTAGACCCCTTAGAGCCTTTACATAGGCATCTCTAAGTTCTCTATCGGTGATACTTCTAGCAGTAGCGACTACTTCTTCGGGGATTTGGTGATTTTGCTTCACATAAGACATAACTTTCTCCTTTTGTCGTGTGTATTTGTCTTTCTACAACATTACAAGATAATAACGAGAAATGCCAACTCGCAAATGCGAATTGGCATTCCTTAGTAGCGAACAGATCTATAAGACTACTCTTACATTAGGATCATTAGCAAAGATCAGCTCAAATGTCTCGGCGTTGATCACGCCATCTCCCACTAGGCCACGATCAGCCTGGAACTGAGCGATCGCTGATTTAGTTACATCTCCGTAATACCCGTCTTTATCTTTCAGGGCTACAACATAACCAAGTTCATACAATCTTCGTTGTAAGTGGTGGATCGTTAGCGACTTGCGATTGTAGATGTTCTTGTAGATACACTTGTCCAAGAACACTTCATCAACTACGCCTAGTCCAACCACAGCTGGCCCTGCCGGGACAACTTCTTCTTGCTTGATAGGTGGAGCCGGAGTTGGAACCATACCACCATCCGTGATCTCAATAACCGGAGCGATCTTTACCGGAATAGGATCTGGATCTACAACCGGCTCTTCTACCGGATCTACGACAGGTTCTTCTACCGGATCTTGATCAACAACCGGCTCTTGATCTACAACAAGATCATTAGTTAGATCCGGATCTTTATTTTCTTTATTATTTGCCACTGATTTCTCCAATCTAATAAATGATTACGCTCGCTGGGCAAGCAGAGCAAGTGAAATGCTTCCAAGACCTAAGACAACTGCGACAGCTGGATTAAAGAACGCAACGATCACAGCCAATCCTAGAAATACAACAGAAAAAATGGCCGGCCACACCAAATCACGCAACCGGATAAGCCAACTAGACATACTAATCTTCTTTCTTCGGGGAAACTACCCCAAGTAGAGTTTGTGGCTCCGGATCATTCTTCCGGGCCATACGATCAGCATACAGGAATAAGATCCCATAAGAGATCCCATTGATCAATAAGATCGATCCAATGATCGCAAGTAAAAACCATAAAAGTTCCATTAGTCCACCAAATCTTCATCAAAAGTAGAATACCAATCATCTTTCTCAGATCCGTATAGGTATAAAACCTTAGCAATCGGCAGCAGCACAGCTACGGCCAGGATCAAAAAGATAAACACCCCTAGGGTGAATAAAAGGATTGTAAGGATCATAAAGAAATGATACCTTAGAAAAAACCCCCCTAGTTTATGACTAAGGGGGTTATCTACTACTAATCTCTATGCCTACGCCTAATAAATCTAGGCAATTCACTAATAGCAAGAACCAAAGCACCAAAGATTAGCAATAGACCGAGAGATAGTCCAACAAACATAGAGTTTGTATGACCGAGATGCTCACCAAAGTAAAATCCCATAATCACCGAACTACAACCGAGAGCCATTAGTAAAAACTTCATTAGTCATTTCTCCTTAGAGCATCAAACGCAAACAACAAAGTAAATCCTACACCGAGAACCATACCGAACCCAAAGTAATCGGCAAAGGTGTTTCCATTAGAACCAGCACCATAAGCGATTAGCATTACGCAACCAACCGAATAGACAAGTCCAACAAACGGAACAATAACAATACCAGCAAGTAATCTACGAACAAAGAACTTCATTTGTAATCTCCTTTCCTGAGATACTAAAAGTCTATACCACAATAAAGCAAACACACAAGTATTTATTTAGACCACTTTTTAGGGCAGTCCATATGGAAATAGGTAATAAGAGCCTGAGTTGGATCGGTAGTAGTAGCACCACACCACATACAAGACCAGCTCTCTTTTTTAGACTTCTTAGGGGACTTACGATCTGCCATTAGTTTCTCCTTTACTTTTTGGCGTTTAGGTTGTGAGCAATCCAAGATAACTTATGAGCAACGCTTACAAGCGTGCCACTAATACTTAGCAAGCGTTTAGCGATTTTCTTTTTCATTAGAACTCCTTGTGTTGTAAGTCTAGTGGATTAGGTGAGCAGTTTAGAACACTTGCTCAGGTGTTATCTCTTTCTATGAGATTGGCTTATGATAACTTTTCACCGAGAGCAGTTAGCAACTCGTAAGGTGAAACACGCAACTCTCGGCAAAGGGTAGCAAGCGTGTTTGACGGGATGTGTCGCTGATTGTGAAAGTATCGGCTAAGGCTAGACTTCTGTAAGCCCGTAGCGATTGCGAATTGGTTTAGGGATTGGTAGCCCTGACTTTCATACTGAGCAACGAACCACGCCCAAGTATCTACTTTTTTCTTTCCCATTTTGTTTCTCCTTTTCTAATCGGGAATAACTCAATCTAACCACAACTCAAACTTATTCGCAAGTTTATTTGTATCCGTGTTTGGATCGGTTTCCAGAGATCTCCAAGCTTCGGCCGGCCATAGCCTAGACACTACCAACTCGGGTTAGTAGTGTCTAGGGCTAGCAACCACTCAACAAAGTTAGGGTTGAACAGAACTAACTCGTGTCGCTTCTCACGCATTAGGTCAATCGCTTCTTGGACTTGGTATCCGTCAAGCATTAGAACTATCGCCATAAGTAAGCCAGACCTATTTAGACCTGCTTGGCAACGGACTAGCACCTTTTCCCCAGACTTCCAATCAGTAAAGATGTTGTAAGCGATACGCATAAATGCTTTTTCATCAAAGTCAGTATCAGCACTATCAAAGTATCCGTATCTAAACTCTTTTACTAACCAATCAACAGGGTTAGCGTGAGCATAGAAAGTATAAACGCTATCAAAGTTTCGCTTCTTGATAGAGATTAGGGGTCTATCAAACTCGCAATGCTTATCACCAACTCGGTCATCATCATCAGTTCCACCTAGCCAAAGGTTAGGCAGTATCTCACTCCAAAGTTCAGGCTTGGTGAACTTCTTAGTTTTTGCTTCGTCATAAGATTTTTCGTAGTTATTCATTTTGTCCTTTCACTAACTACAACCTAAATACTATTTGATTTATTCCCGAGATTAGAAATAATTTTGGATCGTGTTTAGTCAAACTCCCGAATAGATTTTGACTTGTTAGCCAAGCGTGTTCTTGCTCGCTTGCTTCGCTTATCAGCGTGAACGCCACTAGCGTTAGAGCGTGAACGCTCACGCAACATAATCTCCAACGCCAAAGCTTCGGCATTACGCCTTGCCTTATTAGCCTTGTTCATTTTCATTCCTTTCCCGAATGGCAGACACTCTAATCCTATCAGTTAGGGCAGACATAGCAAGTGGCGTGTCGCGGCCACAGATCAACCGGCAGAGATCTCTACCGGATCTCCCGGCCGGTAGAGATAATCCCCCTGGCGAATGATCCAGGGGGATTTTCTAAGTCGGTGGCAGATTAGATGTAATCGCTAAACGCTAGCAAAGGGTCAAAGGGTTCTGGCTTTTTCTTTACTCGCATTTTCTCAACATAATCGCTGTCTTTCCATTGCTCGGCTCCACAAGACGGACAAAGTAGTTCACCCGTTCTAGTTAGCGATTGCTCCCCGTAGAAGTGTCCACAAGCAACACAATCAAAGATGTAGATGTAGTGTTTTCTAAACCCGAACATTAGTTTCCTTTCCTAGTAGTTTTCGTTTAGGTATTCCATAAGTTCAGTATAACTCTTTCCAAGAGAAATCAAACTAATAAGTTGCTCATCCATAGCAAGTAAGTTTATGTCTATCAAGCTCTCACCCGAAAGCATAAGTAAGATTTTACCTACTGCTCCAATTCCCATTTCAGTTCCTTTCCAGAGAATTCCAGCAATTCGTTTTTCTGCTCATCGGTGAGCATAGCAAACGCCATACCAGCAAGATACGCATAAGCGTTATCCTCTTTATCAGTTTTACCTGTCCTGATTAGGTTGTCGATAATTTGTTTTGCTAAAGTATCCATTTGGTTCCTTTCTTATTCGTTGTCTAGTTTATCAGGTTCATCGTAGTTATCGTGCCAGATTTCATCTGGTATCGCCCAAATAGTTTCTAACTCCATAAGTCGCTGGTTCAGCACTCTTAGGGTTTTGTTTTTTGGTTTTTCTAGCCAAGTTGGATCGTTTGTTATGTCGCTGATTACTGCCTTGTAAGCGTCTGCTAGTTCCAAGGTTGTTTCCTTTCATCCGTGTATCTAAACATTACCACATTTGATTATTTTACAAAGTTTAGATCGATCGGTGTTGATTATTTTTTTCTTTTCTTTTTATCGCCAATTGCGACAATAATATCAACTTCGTAGAAGCGTTCTACAACTTCTCTTGCTGTTTCCCAAGTAGATAGTTCGATGTAAGTTCCATTGTGCATTTCCACAAGTTCATCAGCAAGGCGTTCTAGTAGTTCATCGCTACTTAGGTGTTTTACATACTTAGCCATTAGTTAGTTTCCTTTCGGGATTAGGGGTTTCAGTTTATAGCAAACTTGCGACATTAGGCAAGATTTATTCCGGCAAGTCTGGATCAAATTTGTAAAGCTTCTTTACTCCGGATTAGTCTGCTTCTTTAGAACTCTAACTCTCCGGCTAAGTCTAAGGTTAGGTTGGAATGGAATTAGTCCGGCGGCCATCGCCAGGTACACAAGTTCGTAAAGCTTCCGTGTCTGGAACTTGTCTAGTTCAGCGATCTGTTCAGGCGTTAGTTTAGTTCTCACTCTTGCTCACTCTCGTCAATAGGAAACGCTTGTCTAAACGCTTCATCTACTTCGGGGTCAAAGAGCCACTCCAAGAAACCCCTAACACCACTCTCGGTGTTCAGGTCAAACTTAGGGTTCAGTAGTGGGTTCTGGTCTGGGTCTGGGATTTGATTAGTCATTTACTTCCTTTCAGTAAATAGAACCAAGTTTATTTAGGATTTATTCCCGATTTGGATTTTATTTTTCAGTTGTCGCAACCTAATCCGTGTTGTCCCGTGGGTCTTACACCACTTCGGGTGCTTACACGGAACTAAGACAAGTCGCCTTTCGCCGAATGGGTCTTTATCTTTCAGTAGTCCAAGGGCAAACAATTCGGCTTTCTCGGCATCGCCTTTTTTCTCAACAAACATAACTTTCCTTTCCAATAAAGATAACTCTATCAACCTTGGATTTATTCCCAAGTATTTCAATAAGTTTTGATCGGCCGGCCGGTGAGCTTAGCCACGCAGATACGGAAACACCCCCAACCAGAAAAATAGAGAAAACTAGTTAGGGGTGTTCCTTTATAGGAAAGGAAACTACTGACTTGGTGAAACATGAAAAACCAAGTCGGGCAAGTGAGATACTCTCGAACTTGCTTATTGCTAGGTTAGCAAATAAATAACAAAATAGCAACACCAAAAGCAAAAAACCGTAGCAATTTAGCTACGGTTTTTCGCTGATTTGGATCTATCCAGCAAACGCAGGTTTTTTGTTTGATACCTGATCAATGACCCTTACAAACCGGATCTGACTATTTTTGTAGTCAGATAGTGGCTGTATGATCGTCGATCTTGCTCCGTAATGAGCGTTTATGATCTTTCCATTACCAATATAGATTGCTGAGTGGTAGAAGCTATGACTGCCCTTGTAGGCAAACACAACCACATCTCCAGCTCGGGGGTTGGACACACGCTTACCAATATGCGCTTGCTTATCGGCAGAATGAGGGATTTCTAGGCCGAACCTTTGGTAGGTCCAGCGAACTAATCCTGAGCAGTCCCAACCCCTTGGAGAAGATCCGGAGAACACATAGGGTGTTACTCCAACCTTAGTCCGTAAGTATTTGATGACTTGCTTCATCCGGACAGTATTGCGATGAAGCTTCAACGGATCGTCAGAATACTTATTCGCAACACTATTTTTCTGATCCGAAACAACCATAGGTCTATGATCGTATCCGGACGCAGCTGATGAACATCCAACTAGCATTAGGAGCACACTAGTTATTGTGATGAACCTCTTCATTTGGCGACCACCTTTCCTTGCGTTAGTACAGGTCGTTTATTGTCGGGTCTCCCGTCACATTGATCCGAAAACCAATGTGTCTAAATTATAAGGGCCAATTAGATCTACAAACAACATTTTTGATCAATTTTTCCGAAAAAATAGCAAAAACCCCTGGAAAACCAGGGGTTCTTACATTGACCGGAGATTTCTACTCTGCCGGTGTGTTCTCGGCGATTTGCTCCTTGAGCCAAGCTAACGCAGCCTGCCGGCCCTTTACTCCGCGACCGAAAGTCTTGTAAGCGTCAATGTTGAGCAACCGGCCCAATGACTTCATAGCCGGTTCGCCAAAAGTCATCTTTCCGTCTGTGCTGATTTCAAACTCCAAGTTGATAACTAGGATTTCTGCCTGTAGTGAGTTCATTTGATTTCCTTTCGCCTAACTACATAAAAAGCCTACACCAAAAACTAAAAAACACAAACATAAAAACATAAATAGATCTGTTTCTATGTTTGTGTCGTTTAGTGTTTGTTAGATACTCCACGCACCAAAGTCGGTATCGGCAGCGATACGCCTAGCGTTCATCCACGCACTTTCTCCATAAAAGTATGTGACTTTCTTGGTGACTTTGTTTCTAACTTTCCAATAGTCTTGCTCGAATACCGCAGTTCCATAACTAACTTCCACTAGGTCGCTGTTATAAGCAACTGTCCATTCTTTCACTAGACTTACGCTTGGCTTAGCCATTTAGTTTCCTTTCGGTTGATTATCGATAATCTGTGTAAATAGTTTATTGACTACCCTGTCCATATGGCAAGGGTCGCATAGAAAAGATTCGCTCGGTAAAAGCTCCGTTCGGCAGTCTAAACAGGTTCGCACTATTTCAGCGCCTTTCTAGTCTTTCTTAGCGATACCAATTCCTTTACATCGCTAATGCCGATATTGTCTAAGGCAGATACAACTTTGTAAGCAATTTCTAATGACTTGTGTTCGGTTGAGATAGGGGCTAATACTTTGGTCGCAACTTTGGCAACAATCTTGGCAGTAATAATTTCGGCTAGCATTTATTTCCTTTCGTAGAATTACAGACTACATTACACCTAAGACATTTCGCAACATTTCACCAAACTAAATTGGATCGTGTTGTAGAGATCTCTAAGCTTGGTGAGCAGATAGGCTACGGCCTATCTGTCGAAAACAGTATCTAAAAACTCTTGCTTTGTATAGACAACTTCTCGATAGACAACATTTCCGTCGTCAGCAGAAATAATAATTGCTTCATTGTCGTCAGCGAAAAATCGGTTCTCTCCCACGCTAATACCGAAACTTAGGTTTCCGTCATAGTTAGCCCGTGTAGAAAACTCATAGAAAAGTTGAGCAGTTAGATAAGCAGGGTCGCCAATTCTATCTGTTCTCGATAAAACATCTACTACGGCAAGCACATTATCTGTTCCTGACCAGTGGCCGTAAAGGTGGATAGGTTCGATAAAGTCTTTGCTTGTTACAATAATTCTTGACCTGTCGCCCATTTGGATTTCCTTTCATTCGGGACACTAAAAGACTACACCTAACCTAAGACATTCGCAAGCGTGTCGCAAGCCGGCCGGAGCTGGATCAAAAAGTTGTCCCCCGTTAGGCGCTAACATAACGGGGGACTAATTTGGTCGTACACCTAAGCAGTTGTTGTGAACATTATTAAGTTATTTATACTTAGATGTTTGTCGCGGTTGCGACTAGAAAACTCTACCAAAAATTTTATTTATCGGCAAGCTTAGAGATCTTATGAATAAACCCCCGGTGTATTTCAACCGGGGGTTTACCAGAATTATTTATTCTGGCAATTCATCCATAACTTGAATTGTGAACAGCAACCCATTCTTCAATTCTGTTTTGGTTGGCATTCTTCCAAACTCTTCTTGGAATGTTTCAATCACTTGGTCAACAGCGTGTCCAATAATGTCTGCTGGGGTATCTCCCCAAACTCCGGTAACTTCTTCTTCAGGAACTTCCCTAAAGATAATTGAGTTTGAACCTTGCATTCTCCAATAACCCATTTTGATTTCCTTTCGTTAGGTTATGTATAAACTCTACACCATACCCCAGACATTTCAAGTATTTATTTACAGATCTCTAAACAGCTTCGGTAAAGACTAACCCCCGATAAACTATCGGGGGTTAGGTAAGGTCTAAACAGATTAGGCGATTTGGTTCTGCCAATACTCTCTAATCTTTGCGATTTCTTTCGCTTCTGCTTCTTTCTGCTCTCTCATTTCTGCTTCGTGAGCATTACAGACAATAGTAGCCATTAGGTCAATAGCGAAAGGGCTAGCCATTTTATCGGTAAGAATATAGTCAATCTGCTTTACCAAACTCTCGATTTCGTAAACTGCCTTTGGCTGAACTGAGTAGTGTGAAGCGATTGCCATTACTAGTTTCTCTTTTAGTTCCATGCTCGGTGTTTCCTTTCCGTAGTTTCTGGCTTTCTGCCATTACCTAAATACTAGCATACCCATACGGAAACTTGTCAAGGTTTTTATAAATATTTTTTGGCGTGTCTATTGGATCAGGATCAAGTTAGCATCCGGATCAAGATCTGAACCGGCCGGTGATCCGTGAAGCTGGCCAGAAACAACAAACCCCCTGCGTCTCCGCAAGGGGTTATGTAGTGAATAGGTGGATTGCGTTTTACCACCAGTGCCTAGTCAATTCGGTTCTCATAGATCCGCTTTTGAGCACACCCGCCCTTTACCCGCTAAGGTGAACCGCTAAGTTCAGGCGTTGCCTTGTCTGACCCATTTGACGTTTCAGACTATTCAGCCATACTCCAAGTTTCCTGTCGGAACCTTGTTATCTCAATAGTATATGAAACAGGCATTTACCGCAAATCAAGACACGCTAATTTGATAACAAATTTATAACGGATCTGCAGCCCTGATCAGCTTCGGATCTAGCCTGGTAGATCCGGCTAGGATCTCAGCTTAGGATCCAGCTCAGCTGCTCCGGAGGATCCGGCCGGCCAGGATCATTGGACAGATCTAAATTTAGCTTCCCCCCGATCCATAAAGTAAACCCCTAGTACTTTGTACTAGGGGTTACTTCGGCAGATTACTTATTCGCCACGCTTACGGGACATCAACATCCCGAGCATTCCAACCATAGCCAACCAGTCCAGTCCTTCATTGGTAAGTCCAGTTGGTTCACCTTCGGCAGTAATGCCACCAGTAAATACGATAGTTCCAGCGATAGGGTGTGGATTTTCCAAACAATCAAACGCAACAGCGTAAGCGATAGTTCCAACAGGGTTGATTGGTAAGTTGTGGATTAGTCCTTCTTCATTGACCCACATAGTTACCATAGGGTTTAGTCTAACCATTTCCACATAGCCACCAACTTTGTCCTTCATAACTTCATACCAGTCGGTAGATAGTTGTAGTTCGGTTGGTTCTAGTTCGGTGTTTGTTACAACTGCTAAGTTACTCATTTGATTTTCCTTTCCGTGAGTAGTTCCAGTTTATAGCACGCCAGCGACATTTGGCAACATTTATTTTCCGTGTCGCTAACAGATCTCTAGCCTAAGCTAAGCGAGCGATTACTCGCCTAGTTCTTTTAGTTCTTTTTGTAGTTGGTCAAGTTCGCTTTTGATTGTTAGGGCGTATTCTTTGTTGGCTCGTAGCCTTGTAATAATGTTGTCCAAGTCCATAGATAACTTTGCTAACTGAGTATCATCGGTAGGGTCGATGTTTCTAATCTGGGTAATGATACCTTCCATTAGCGACAAGATACCTACGCCATCAAGTCTAACTTTTTTGATTTTCTCATTTAGTTCTGCTAAACGCTCTTGCATTTTTTACCTTTCGTGGTTGATAACTTCATACTACTAATAACTGCCGACATTACAAGTTTATTCCCAAGATTTTCTAGAAATAATCCGGACAAACTTTTCTCCCCGGTCATTGATCATTTCGGCCAGGTCGTAATCATCTCCGGTAAAGATTCGGCCAATTCCATCCGGGCTATAGAAATGAATGGTGCAACCGGGCAGACAATAAATAACTTCGGTGTTCCATTTCTCGTAGTCGCCGGCGTCAAGCTGGTCATCGTCTAGAACTAATGCAATGTTTGGTGATTTGTGATTATTCATAATTTCCTTTCGTCAATGAAATCTTACCAGGGCCGGCAGACATTCGGCAAGAATGAAACCCCGCCACACGATCTCTGGCGGGGTTTATTCAAACTTTATTCTTCTTCTTCTTCTTCTTCTTCTTCTTCTTCTTCTTCAACTTCTTCAACTTCAATACTTTCAACGCTGTCGTATTCAAGTTGAGGGTCATCTCCGTAGTAAGAAGACCAAGCCAGTTCTTCGGCTTCGGCTTCGGTGTTGGCTTCAATTTCGCCTGAATAATTTACTTGGATTTTTACATAGAACTTTGGCATTTGCCTACTCCTTTCCCGAGTGGTTTCAGTTTAGCGTAGTTTTTTATTTTTACGCAAGTTTATTTTGAATTATTTTTTGGCGTGTCTTCCAGAGATCTTTCAGCTGCAATTAGTTACCGGGGTAACTAATTTATGATCCGCGGAGCTCCCCCGAAACTGCCTAATCACTTAGGCAGTTTATCGGTAAGCATAACTAACGCTAGGCGATACGCTTCACGCTTCATCAGTGCTTCATCTTGCTCAGGTTTGTGTTGTTCAGCGTGTTCGTCAGTTCCGTCAGTTGTCCAGTTCATTCTGCTAATACTTTCGATAACCCATTCGGCATACTTATTGGCAACTGTGCCGATAGCCCTTGCTAAGTTGTAGGGGTTCTCAACCTTGTATACATTTTTGATAATGAGTTCAGCGTATTCTTGTGGTGTAGTGTTCATTGATTTACCTTTCCAGTATTTACCTTACACTACTAACAACCAGTTTGCTAATCTATTTATTCCCGAGATTAGAAATATTTTTTAGAGATCTCTCGAGCCCCGGCCGGTAAGTAACCCCCAGGGCAGCTAATCTCTGTGGATCAGATTTGCCCCAGAGAAAGAGAAATCCCCCGAGTCGCGAACTCGGGGGAAATCTTTGTACTCGCGCGAGTACCAACTCCATTGACGGCAGGGAAGTCCAGACACTCGTATTTCTATTCGACTAGCTTAACTAGTATGAGCTGGTGAATAAGAATCCATAAGCCGTTACATTTGCCGTGTGGAGTTGTTAGTACTATCTAAGCATAGATTCGCGATGTTTGTCAACTTTACGGCATTTATTAGATAACACTTTTGTTACCAAATTTGATCAGCTCGTTCGGGCCCTAACGATTATTCGTTTGGATGCGAACGATTATCGTTTGGATGCGAATGAATATTTGCAGCCAGCTCCGGAATCTTGTGGATCATAATCGGCATAAGTGGAAACCCCCAGCGTATTCACGCTGGGGGTTTTTTGGTTAGGGATTAGGGCAGACCTAACCAAACCTAAGCCATAGGGCTAACGCAAGCCCATTGGACATTGATGTCGCCTTTTTCATCAACGCTCTCAAAGCAGATGTTCAGGGTTCCGTATCCACCCTTAGTCATCTTTACAACAATCTCAACCACTAACCCACTTCTGCCATTCGGCGTGATGTAGGTGTCGCCTAGCGTTGGCATAGCAACTTCGGCGAACTTGGTGCGCTCGGCGTTTAGTGGTAGTAGTGTGGTTTGTCCAGCCATTTTGGTTTCCTTTCATTCGGGGACATTTCTAATCTTATAGTAGATAACCGACAAAGCGCAAGATTTATTCCAACTATTTTATTTCGGCGTGTCGGCAAACAGATCTCTAAATAATCATTCGGGTCCGAATGATTATTATTCGTTTGGATGCGAATGATTTCTGCCCGGCCGGTGCAGCTCGATCCACATAAAGATATCCCCTTGCTAGCCGTAACTAACAAGGGGAGTCCAGAGATCGTGTGAAGACTAATAATCTTCGTCTTCGTCTTCTTCGTCTTCGTCTTCTTCATCGCACTGACCAGCGCACCATTCTTCATCGCAAATCTCGCAAGGTTCGGTTTCTCTCGCACCTTGCTCAATTAGCGTGGTGTATCCAGCGTTCGGGTCGTCGTGGTTAGTTTCTACTGCTTGGATAAACTTCAGGGCGCAAGATTTTGCAAACCATTCTTTTAGCGTGGCAAGCATTTCATCGTGGCTCATCTCTTCGGCACTTCTAATCTCGTCGTATTCCAAGCGTCGCATTTCTTCCAACTGCTCGTCGTCCATAAGCACATAGATTTTGTGGCAAGTATCAAAGGCGATACCCTTAGCACCAACTAAACCTAAATCTACTTCGTCCCAATTGATAACTGACATTTCCATTTCCTTTCGGTAGCGATTTTGCTACAAGTCCAGATTACACTAACCAGCAGACAAATCGCAACATTGATTTTTTGTATTTTATTTCGGCGTGTTGTGAAACAGATCTCTAGGCCAGCTCACCTTATCGGTAATCTGTCCTAACGATAAAGATAAGGTTTAGAACTTCACGCAAGCGTTCCAAGTATTCTTGGGATTTTTCTGGTGAAGCAACTACTAGGTGGCAACCAGCAAGTTCTTGGATTTGCCTATTGTTTTCACATTCGGCATAAATCATTGCTAGGGTTGCTTGGGAGTATTCGTCTCTACCCCCAGCCATTCTCATAACTTCTTCAAACGCAAAGTTTGTAATCGTATTAGCCATTTGATTTCCTTTCCGTAGGGGCTAACTAAATCCTATAACTAACCACAGACATTTAGATAGGTTGCCCACAGTTAGAACATTCGGCGTGTTCTTCGCAATCGCAATCATGCGTGTAGAAGAACGGATCGTTCTCGGCGTTAGACACTTTCCAAGTGTCTGGTCCAGACTTACCACAATAACCGCAGTAGTCATTTTCTTTATCTTCTGCCATTTGATTTCCTTTCGTATGGTCTAATGTCGGGGGTCGGTGTTAGTATCTATCTACCACAAACTGAAAGGTTGCCAAATGGCTCTCTCAACAAACAAAGATGTTATGGCTCTAATCAAGAAAGCAGTAAAGCAAGGTTGGCGAATAGAAGCAACTAAATCTGGACACATAAGATGGACTTCACCAACTGGTGAGTTCTTTCATTCAGCAAGTTCGCCTAGTGATTTCCGTGCTATCAAATACATTCGCCAGTATCTCCGTAAGTATGGAATGAAAATCTAACGGCAGTTAGAGATCTCTCGAGCTAAAACTAAACCCCCGTATCAACGGGGGTTTAGTGTTTAGTGCAAGGGATAACTAATCTCTATCGGAAACCCAAGCCCAGATTAGAGCAACCAGAGATAAACCAATAAACACCCAAGACACAACTTCCCAGCGGGCATACATAACTAAGTCATCCTGCATTTCATACTTGACCCAAGCAGTTAGATACAGGCTAGAAATTTTTTGAGTTAGGTAAGCGAATGCCATAATTGGAACAAGAACCAGAATACGAATAAAGAATTTTTTCACTTGATAACCTTTCCTAGTTGGTGGTGTTGCTACATAAATACTAACACTAAATTAGTGTATTTTATTCCCAAATAGCAAATAAATTTTTAGCGTGTTTTGGATCATCCGCGGAGCTTGATCAACACCAGGTGGCCCTGGATAATTGCCGCAACGTTACATTGATCCGGAATAAAGAAATTCTCCGGCCGTATGCAAGCCGGAGAATTTTTTGAGTGTGGCCGACACTCGGCGGGTTCTAATTTAGGCTAGCGGTGAAATTGTTGCCCATTGACTTTTAGTTTCACCAATAGCAACGAACTCGATAACTAGAACCGCATAACCAGCCTTAGTAATTTTACTTGCGAGAGAAACAACAATTCCAGAACGCTTGGTGTTTGGTGAAACAACAATTCCCCCGAGTTCTGGCATTTCGACAGAAACAAAGGAATCTCTTTTTTCGGTGAGTGGCAGTTGAGTTAGCATTTCAGTCCTTTCCTTGACTAACTAGATTCTATACAATACAACCGACAAACCGCAACATTTATTCCGCATTTCGCAAATAAATTTTTGGCGTGTCTAGATCCTACGTTAGAGTTCACTTTCATCATCGCACGCGTTAGCGCAGTCATCGCAGATGTAGTTTTCAGTTTCAATATTGCAATCGATTACTTGACACTTTTCCATTTGGAAACTCCTTTCCCGAGTAGTCTCAGTTTACAGTAAGCCGCAGACATTTCGCAAATAAAGTTTTGGCGTGTCGCAGAGATCTCTCCAAAGCTTATAGGTGTTCGCAGTGGAATAAGATGGCGTTGAATTCTACAAGTTCATACCCGCGTGTTTCGAGAACTTCAACAGCAATTTGAACGCCAACTTCGAACGCGTATCTTGTTTCCGCGTTAGTGTTTTCTAATTTAGTTTCGACATTATTACCGCGAGCGTCTAAACCCTTGACCATGTGAAATAAAGCGTGGTCGCTAAGTTTAGAAATTTGAGCAGTGTAAGCTTTTCTAATTTCAACTTCGATAATTTTTTTGTGAGCTTTTGTAAGTGCCATTAGTTTTTATTCCTTTCCCGAACAACTACATCTTACTAAATAGAACCGACAAACCGCAACATTTATTCCCGCGTTTATAAATTATTTTTGGATCATGAGCTCAGTCGATGCGGCAAGATCTTGGAGGGGCCACCGGGTAATTTTGATCACCCGGTGGCGTCTCTGGCGAAGCTTCAGATTTTATTTACCGCGTAAGGCTTTACGTAATTCGATTAATTCTTCTATCACTGAATAGCAAGGCAAACATAGAATTAGTCTTTTACCTTTTTGGATTTCGATGTCAACGGTGCCTTGATTAGTTTCGCAGTTTTGGCATTTCATAGGGGATTTCCATTCTGGTCAGTTGTTAGTAGCAGTTCGATTAGTCTATCGAGTAATCTATCTAAACCATTGGTCAAGATTAGAATGTCCCGAATAGTTCCAACTTCATTAGCGTTCTCTAAGGCGATAAAGGTCATTGGAATAATTTCGAGCAGTTCAGTTTCAGTTAGAGTTTCGAATGAACGATTAGACATTTAGATTTCCTTTCCTAGTCCATAAGAATTATAACTGAACCCTACGACAAATTATTCCCGATTGGCAAATAATTTTTTACGGCGTGTTTGGATCAGATTTAGAAGCTTCGCCGCATTCCGGCCGGAATCCGGAGCTCAGCGTTAGAGAGATCTCTAACGCCACTTCTTTTTGATTTTGGTGGATAACCTAGACATGTCCAGAATAACTTTTTCTGGAACAGGGTTTTCTCTTTCCGCATTTCTTAGCAAACATTCCGCAATCGAAACTTCAAGAAAAGAATTGTTGATTTCAAAATCAACATTGAGAGTTTTAGATAATCTCTCTAATCGCCTAACTTCACTAGTTGCTAAGTTAGTGTTGTCCATGATTACCAACTGATAACCATTCTTGAACGCTACCCTAATAAGATTAGTCCGCAACTTTCTTAGTAGTTGAGAACTATTTGAACCGCCACCAAAACTAGAACCAAACATAGAAGTAGCAAGTTCATCATTATTGATCCGCAGGGCATAACCCGCAGGATAATCAGCAAGAAGTTTTTTAGCGTAAGTTGATTTTCCGCTAGCGGGTAGCCCTTGTAGAACCAGAAGTTTTTTAGAAGTCATACAAAGATTATACACTTCCGCAAAATAAAATCAAACTATTTTCCGCGTGTTGATCACCGCGTGTAGCTGCATTGGATCCATGCTGCAACACCGGGTAAGAATAAACCCCGGCACCTGGCCGGGGAATATTCGAAGCTTCGGCAACTTACTTAGTAAGTTCCAACAAATCTTCGGGGATGTAATCTGGAACGCCAGCCATAAATAGTCCAACCTTGATTACAAGTTCGGCAGGTGTAGTTTTCATACAGCCAGCAACTTCTACCAGCATTTCACTAGACGCTTCTTTTTTAGCGTTTTCTAGTTCCCAAAGATAAGTAAGCGATACACGCCCCGAACCATTGGAAGCCATTTTTCTCAAGGTGAGGTTATTGTCGTATCGGTATTCGGCAATAACTTTACCTAAGGCATCTCTAAACTTCATCATCAAACTCTCTCCAACTATCTCCCGAGCCTTCAATAAGACTTAGGTTTGAACCATTATCCCACTCTACCATAATCGTTAGGTAGCCCCAAGGGTCAGTGTATTCTCCAACCTTAGTTCCAACGTCTCCACTTTTTAGAGATGTATAAGGGTCGCTAGTGTTTAGCAACAGGACTCTTTTATTTGCCATTTTGATTTCCTTTCATTAGCAGTAGTTCTATAGTATCAATAACCGCAGACATTTCAAGTTTATTCCGGTGTGTTTTTGGATCGGTGTCGCAGAGATCTCTAGCACACCAGCTAAAGCGAAACCCCCGAGCCAAGCAGTAACTCGGGGGTACGCTTAGTTGCGGTGTTAGGCAAGCACCGCAACCGCTCCACCAACCAAAGTGAGAACAATTGCGTAAGGTCCTAGCGTAATACTTCCACGCAGAGTTGCCCTAACACGCCTAACCGCAGTAGCCATAGTCAAGCCATACGCTAGAACTAATGCCAGAGCGATTACCGCAAGTGAATAGAGAACAGAGAAATAACCAAGAGCGAGCGTGATACCAACAAAGAGTTTCACATCACCCATACCGAGCCACTCTAATCCATTTAGGTAAACACCTAGAAACAGAATAGCAACCGCAGTTCCAAGAGTGATTAGCAGACTAATCCACTGCCCATCAACCAGAGATACAACAATGGTAGTAATGAAAGACAGAGCGATAAATGGCAGAACCATTTTGTTTGGTAAGCGGTGTTCCCTAACATCAACAATGATTAGGGGAATAGCGATTACCGCAAGATACGCAAGCGGTAGTAGAGCAACAATGTCCAACATAAAGTTTCCTTTCACTAAGGGACACTAGCAGTTTATAGCAACCTACTGACATTTCGCAAATCTATTTCCAGCGTGTTTGGATCAGTTTCCGCAGAGATCTCTGGCGAAGCTTCTGGCCAGACTAGGTTGCCCTAGTCCAAGTCCCCATCCTGAATAAAGATAATCTCTAACTTAGAGATGCGCTTGCCCCAGTTAGTGTCATAAACATAAGTAGCCATAACTGGATAATACCCATCACCTAATCCACTTCTAACAACTACACCCGCACCAGCGTGTCCCATCGGAAAGTTTAGTTGCCCCGCACCCTCAACATCGAGAGTAGTTGCACACGCACCAGCCCAAGAATAATCCCCGATGCCAGTATCGCCCATCTCGTTATTTTGCCAATCATTCAGATAGCCAGGGTCAGTGATTAGAATTTGTCCGCTATCAACCGCACAATAGCCAATCATTTTTGTTTCAGTTTTTGTAATCGCCATTTTAGTTTTTCCTTTCGATAGGCGTATCAAAATTCTATAGCAACCCGCAGACATTTCGCAAACATTTCACCGCGTCAACAGATCGATTATTTAGAAGCTTCAAGCACCGGCATGATCCATACACCGGACATAAAGCAAACACGCCCAACCTTTTCAGGTTAGGCGTGTAAGCGTTAGGCGATTAGATTAGCAAATCTCAAAGCCACCAGAATTTAGCAGAAATTCGGCAAATTCTTTTAGGTCGTCAATTTCCAAATCGTAATTGGTTTCCCAAGCCTCTTTTTTGCCCTCGCCATTACAGCCATTACACCAGCCAATAGTTCTGCCTAAGAGAATAGCAAGTTCGGCAGGGAGTTCTCGTTCAGGCATTTTGTTTTCAGTTCCAACTTCGTCAGCCCTGATTCCCGAACCATCACAGAATTCGCAGTCTAATCTCGGCAGACCAGCAAGGTAAGCGTTTCGTTGCGAGATGTAAAGTTCGGCAGTTCCATCAGCAATAGCAGAGAGAATAGCGTTTCCAAGTTCCACGCTAGCAGTTCCATCTAGTCCATCGCCATCGTTAGAGTGTCCATACTCAACAGCACCAGCGATTTCGTTATGAACATTTAGGCAGTAATCCCAGAGTGGTCGCCAACCCCAAACATTACGACGGAAATACGCTCCTACTTCATTAGTAGGATTCTTACCATAGACATCCATTCCCATTTTTAGTTTTCCTTTCACTAGGGAATTTATTACTAGGTCAGTTTATAGCAACGCCCCGACATTTAGCAAATTATTAGCAAACTTTTTTTCGGCGTGTTTTGGATCATAATCAACGCCCCGGAGCTTATCGGCAGAGATCTCCCCGGCCTAAATATGATCCGCGCATCTCCGGCCGGAAATAGATAAAGGCCGGCACCAACCGGCACCGGCCAAATCTTGAAATCTCGGCAAACTATTCTTCTAGGTTTCCAAGTTCCCACTTATCGCAAAGGTCGCAACCAAACTCACCATTAGAGTTAGGTTGTAAATCGTGGTCGTTATTCTTGAACCACTCGGCAAACTTAGAGCGCTCACTATCAGTCGTGTATTCAATACTCGCCCAAAAGTGTTCATCAATCTCGTCTTCGTCAATCACAACTAAGTTAGTGTGGTCGCCCCAGTTTCCGTCTTCGGCAAAATAAAAGTTCGGCATTACTTCTCACCCCCACTCACCCAAGTATCAATCTCGCTAAACTCTACGCACTTACAAAGTTCATCACCTTCGGCTTCGGCTTCTTCACCAAAAGGCGGAAATCCGCAAGAGCAATCTTTACCCGAGATGTAGTCGTGATACTTCTGTTCGGCTTCTTCGGGTGTATCGGCAACAACATCATACTTCTTGCCGATAAGTACTTGATAAATAGCCATTAGGTTTCCTTTCGTTAGGCTCATACAAAGTCTAGCGGTTTAGGTATCTCCACGCAACAACACGCCGCAACTTATTCTTGGAGATTCACCGTTGATCATAATCGCGCAGAGATCTCTAGCTCGCCGTAATCTTTAGCTCGCCGGCCGGTAGATACGGCAAAGGGGACATCACCTAAGTGACATCCCCACGCCGTTCAGTTCGGGTTAGCGATACTGCCAGAGTTCAAGTTCTTCTTCGGTTGCAAGCCTGAAGATAAACTTGCCAGTCCCCATCGGCTCATCGTGCGAGTATCTAACGGCAGACATCTCGCCGTCTTCGTAAGTGAAGCGTAAAGTAAAGTCGCCGTTTATCGCAAGTGCCTTGATGATTGCATCCGTGTTCGTCTTAGCGATAGCGAACCCACTACGGCGTTGCCAACCCACGCCAGAGCCACCAATGTAAAGCATGTCGTCTTCAGTCCAACCTTTAGACTTGATGAACGGCTGAACAATGTCGTAGTCCAAATTGGACTTGTCGTCTTCATAGCAACCCATACACCAATCGGCAGGGACAGGGTCGCCGTCTTCGTCTAAGACTTCACTCTCGGTTTCTTCATCCCACTTGGTGCAACGGCAGTAATCAACTAACTCGTATTCAATCTTGACCATAATCTTTTCCTTTCGCTTGGTCGTGTATCCAGTATAGCGGTTTATAGTTTCAATGCAACTTTATCGGCGTGTTCAGATCGATCCGTTTAGCTCGCCGTATCGTCATCGGCATTAGTGATAATCTCGGCCAGCTTCACCATTACGGACTCAACCCATTCAGGGTCATCGGCGCGCTTCCACGCGTCATAGACTAGCCCGAAAACAAAGTCTTTTTCATCGGCAGACAGATTACTCATCTTCGGTTTCTCCAACTTGGTCGGCATAGCCATACTCAATTAGGTTTTCGTCTAACTTTCTTAGTAAAGCCAACGCCATCTTTTTTCTCTCGTCAGCGTTTTCGTGATTATCGGCAAAGGCGTAAGTTTGAGAAATAATACTCCACAGATAATCGTGTTCCTGTTTGGTTAGTTCCATAATTTTCCTTTCGGGTCGTAAGTCCATTATACAGATTTATCAACTCGCCGCAACTCTATCCGCGTGTCGCGTGGATCGGAGCTGGCCGGAATTAGTCTTCTAACTTGGCCTGGCACTTGGAGCAATAGACTTCATCGTCTTCCCAATAACCAGGCCGGCCACAGTGCCACCAAGAGATGTCTTGGTCGTCTTTCAACTCCCAGTTACTCATCAAGAGATTCCACCGTGTAGTCCCAACGCCTAAGCGTTAGGTCAAGTCCCTCGTTATCAAAGATTCTGGAAACAGCAAGCATCGCGATATGGTAGTCGTCTGCTTCAATCTCGCCATCATAATCAACGGTAGTAATAAAACTAGTCTGGTCGGTTGTTAGGGTTACGGTATAACTTGCCATGTGATTCTTCCTTTCGTTAGGCATGTATCTATTGTATCGGTTATCGGTTATTAGTCAAGCATAGGTCGTAGTTTCGCAACGGATCTTTCGTACTCAGCTTCTGTCTCAGCTCGCCACTCCCCGAGCTCGTCACTCCAAACTAATCCGTCATGAAATCTAGCTACCGCGGTATCGTCATCGATCTCCACCTCGCCGGTTTCAAGATCCACAGCAACAACAAAATAAAGCTTCTCACTCATCAAACACTCTCCGTTTCATGTAGGTCGCACCAGCAACCTTCGTCATCATCAGGGTATCCAGCATGCTCGCCAACCGGTAAGCATGTTTGGTGATAAAAATTTCCTTCTTTATCTCGCACGTCGCAGTCTAAATAAATCTGCTTGTCGCACTCGTCGCACGCAAATCCCGAACACTCGGCGCAACCCCAACCGTCTTCAACCGGCAACCGGTTCACAAATCTACCGGAGCCAAACGCAGTACTCTCGCCACAATAGTAGCAAGGGTCAATAACTTTCTTCTTTCCCATTACGCACCACGCTTTCCTGCTGGATGTCTAACCATACTAATCTGTAAATCAAACTCTTTCTCGCCAACTCTCTCGTAATACTTGTAGAGAAAACCAGCGAGAACTACACGGTAAAACTCGCCACGCTTAGACTTCGGGAATAACTTGTAAAACGCTAAGGCGAACACTAACCGTTTAGGCACGCCAACTTCGCCAAGCAAAAACTTTCTTGACTTCTTATTTAGTTTCAACATAACTAGTCCTTTCACTAGTGAATACCGTATCACTCTACCAAATACCCATGACATTTGTAAGAACACGCCGACAAAAGATCTGCCCGCGTAATCTTAGCTGGCCGGATCGTGCCGGCAGATTTCTCCACCGGCACTCGCCGAAATCACCAACTACTCTGGTAATAAAAATCCCAACCATGAAGCCCACTTGTTTCAAACTTCGGGTTGTTCAAAATCCGTTCCAAGATAGCGATAGTGTCGTCAATCTGCTCGTAATACCACTCGTCATACTCGGTAGAGCCAAAGAAAAATCCACTTTCACTCGGCAACAAATCACCTGCTAGTGATTTATCAACGCTGATTTGCTGGCACAAAGTTAGTAGTTCAACTAACTTCTCTCTTTCAAAAAAGTATTTACCGCAGTCATCAACTCCCTCTTGGACATTATCAACAAACCACTTATGGATTTGATTTGCTTTACGCCAATAACCAACTTTGGCGTGTAGTTCCACGCTTGGAAAATCTTGGCAGACTTCTTCCAAACCTAAACCAACAGCACCAATAATCTCGGTAAAGGCTGGCACAGGCGTTCTTACAACCTGCTCGTTCTCTCTTGAATAATCCACGCCTGAAACATACTTTCTGGCGTATAAATACATGTCTAGTCCCATTTGGATTTCCTTTCGTTAGGGATAGTAAAAGTATAATGGTCGGCACAGACATTTCACAACATTTCACAAAAAAAGTTTCGCGTGTTTGGATCATGTTTCGCAGCTACGGTTAGCCTGGTCGAAGCTCCGGTGAGCTCCGGTCCGGCTCGCCAAGATCTCGGGATAGACAAATCCCCCTACAGGAAAGGAAGAAGTGTAGGGGGATTCTCGTCATTCGGTTAGACCGAAAGTTTATTCATCGGTCGGTTTAGCAAACTTCTCAAAGTCGGCACGCATCTCACTCTCACCGATAACTCGGTTAGGGTCGTTGGTGTCTCTCGGGCAGTCTTCATACCACTCTTCTTCATCGTCAAAGTGGCTACACACACAACCATCTACATCGTCTTTCGCAACATAGTCAGCGTGAGAGTTCGGGATGTCCCAAGAATGAGTTTCTTCTACCTCGCCGTTCTCGCCGACATAAGTAGAACCCCACCCCTGTTCTTCTTCGCACCAGAACTCAAAGCGTAGTTCGGGGTGTTGCTCAACCATCGCACTCATTACAGGCTCGGGGATACTCCACGCCGTATTGTAAGAGATACTAATACTTCCAGTTGTGATGTCTTCCTTGCCGATGTAGGCATCACACGCATCCCACTTAGTTCCCCAGTTGGCAACATTCCAGTTATACCAGTTCCCACTAGTATCCCCCATTGACTTTCCATCAGCGTATCCGTGAATACCAAAGTATTCACCACTATCTACGATGTCTTGACTTGGTGATACAAAGTTCCAGAAAGAGAAGTATTCATCACTCATCTTGCCGTCTTCTTGTGGTCGTGGTTGTGTTGATTTCTTGATAAAGGTTTCAAGGTCTTCTACCTTGCCTGTAATCTTTACAGATGAATAAACCCAGTTTGGCATTTGATTTCCTTTCGTTAGCCGTAGTAAGAGTTTAGCGAAGTTATTATCTCAACGCAAGTTTATCGAGCTAAATTTTTACTCGCCGTCGTCGTCTTGATCAGATAGACAAGTGCAATCAGCCGGGTATCGCTCTAAACAGATCTCGCACTGAGTTCCGCAGGCCACACATAAGCAGTTCAGCTCCATCACCGGCTCCTATTCTTCTAACTTCCCACCGAGCATCGAGTAAACAATTGAATACGCATCCATCGCGCCTTCAAGATAACTAGCAGTATCATCATCGCCTTCTTCAAGAGCAGTAAGCGATAGTTCTTCCATCTCGTCAATCCGGATTTCACAGAACTCTTTTAGTTCTTCGGGTGTAGCAGGGAGCATTACGCCCCCTGCCCGAACTCGTCAGGTCTTCCAATGAAGTTCCAAGTGATAGTGTCGTCATCTTCTTCCACCTTTTCCCACATTTCAGCAATGTTGTCGTCAATGGCGATTTGGACAAACTTGGCGAGTTCCACGCCATCAGGGTTGCCAATTTTCTTGCTAATCTCAACGCAGAGTTCAGCGAGCATAGCCATTGGTGGAGTTGATAACTTCTTGCCAGCGTGGTCGCTTAGCACAAACAGAACACTAGCAACTAGGGTAGCAAGAACTTCTGCCCCATCATCAGTATTCCTGACCAACTCAATAGGGTTGGTGAATTCATCGTTCTCGTGGTCGTGGTTCGGGTTATCGCACATAGGGTTTCCTTTCGTAGAGTGCTTACATAGCGATTATGCCACAGCCCTACGACATTTCGCAACACATTTCACGAAATTCCCATAAATAAATTTATCGTTATAAATTCTGATCCACCGGAGTTTATCGAAGCTAATACTGTTTCCGGAAAGTTTCGATCTCCGGAAAGCCGCCTAGACATCTGACGAGTCCGTCAGAAGTTCTTACCACCCCCCGAACCTACCGGTTTCATGATTGTTCCTGGATCTCCGGAAAGCTCAGCTCAGCTTGATCCAGGATCACCCGTTCCTGGTGGCATATCTTTTAACAAGCTAGCGGTTAGCTTCGTCAGATGTTACCCCCTCACCGATACACTGCAGCTTTCTACGGTTGCAGCTACAGCACTCCGTTAGAAGTTACCTTCCCTTTCAGATCTCCGGTCCCCAGGTAACAGGCACTGACCCGTTAGCTCGTTAGCTTCTCACCAACGTCAGCGGTTAAAGATCTCTACATCTAACCTAACCCTGACCCTGACCTAGGGCACGCGGTTATTTGATCCACGCTTAGGGCTCGCCGCTTTTTGTTTTCGAAGCTTAGGCTCGCCGATAAAAAATTTCCCCACCGGGCACTTCATAAACGAAAGGAAAGGAAGTGATAGTGCCCGGTAGGGAAACTTGGCGGTTAGTTTAGAACGAGTTTCTCTCGCCCATCTTCGATAGAACTTCGGAAGCGGTTTGTCCGATAATCTTACTTGCTTCGACAACATTGTTAGAAACTGAAATCAGTTTGGCATCAGTATTCTTCACGATGAAACTAGCACCCGCAACGGAGTTGTCGTAGCCAATCCATAGAACAGCCACGCCATTACGCTTACACTCGTCTAGCCACTCTTTCGCTTTACGACTTTCAGGGTTAGTGAAGTTTCCATCCGATACAACGACAAGCAATCTCGCCCCTGTTCCGTAAAGTAAGTTGGACATACCATCTACCGCTTGGAACGCAGTATCGAATTGCTCTGTCCAATCACTAGCCGAATACACTTCGACTTCTTCTAGGTGTTGTCCGACAGATAGAGCAGGGAATACATCAGCACCGAAATAGACCATAGCGGTTCTCGCCTGAACTCGCCTACCCGCTTCGGATAGAACCCAAGCGGTAGTTGCCATAGGGTTCATGGCAGAACCCATAGAACCCGAGATGTCCACCATCACGCCAATAGTCAGCGTAGGCTCGTCAGTTTGTTTTCTAGTCTTGGTTTTCCATAACTCGATTGGAGTGTGGATGCCCTTTGATTTTAGAGCCTTGCTCTGAACTAAGGCACGACTTCTAAGTTTGCCAGCAGGAACGACTTGGTTATGAACGACAACATCTCTCTCACGATACTTCGCCTTTTCGAGCAACTTGGCAACGAGAACCGCAGACGACCTTTCCAACGAAGTTGGTTTTCTTCTCTCGACTAATCGAGAGTTAGTGTTGCCACTTGGTTCACCATCACGCTTTTTGTTTTCGAGAATACGCTTGGCGATTTTCTTGTTTGTTTCTCTTTGTTTCGCCTGTTTCGCACTCGACCTAACTTCATCCGCCCAATTCTCGGATAACTGTTGCTCGTCAATTTCAGTTTGACCAGATAGAGAAGTGTTGTCGGCATCTTCATTTAGAGCATCAACAAGTTTTTTGATTTTGCCCTTGCCACTTTTGCCACGACCTTTTCCAGCTTCGCCATCTTCGCCATCTTCGCCATCTTCACTACCGCCACTTGGATAATGGCATCCACCATCGGGTTCTTGTCCAGCATCTTCGGAAAGTTTCTTCACGATACTTTCCCATCTTCTAGCCAACTCGTAAAGTGGTTCAGCGTTAGCGTGGTCAGCGTGGTTCTGAAACTCGATCCAGACTTCACGAAGTTCTGCCAACCCATCAGCACCAATCAGTTCCATCAGAACTGAATTGACCGCAACTACATCTTCGGGTTCGAGAACGCCAGCATCAACTCTCGCAAGTGTTAGACCAGCCAAGTAAGCACCAGCACGAACTAGCCCCATGTTTTCGAGTGCCTTATCAAGTTCGGCAAGCACGACTTCGAGAACAGAAACTCGCAGAAACGCTTTCTTATTTGGTTGAGCAATAACTCCCCACTTCTCAATTCTCGTTTCTTCGAGCAGGTGTAGCGCACCGAACTCGTTTTCATTGAGAACCTTGCTCGCATCTTCGAGTGAGTAGAGAGAGAACTTGGCGTGGCAACTTTCGTGATAGAGAGTTCCGAACCCCCTAGCGTTATCGTATTGGACATCTCTACTTCTGATGTCGCCAAGATTTTCAGGGGTAGTTCCATAACCGAAAGATTTTGGAATACATACTTCGACTTCCGAAGTATTAGGGTTGTATCGAGCAGGATTAGGTTGTTCAGTATCGGCAACGAGAATAACTAGGTCGTTTCTATCCGACCACTCATTTACCAACTGTCCTAAGTCAGCACCTACTTTGAGCCACTCTTTCGGAGTGGTTGTTTTGATTTCTTCATTTGAGAAGTGAGCCATGATTTTTCCTTTCGTTAGGCTACTAGAAGTTTATAGATAGTTCTAAGTTTCCGCAAGTCCACCAGATCGACAACCGAGCTAATTTTCACTAGCTCGATTGCCGACTTGGTTTTCTAGGGATAGGACAACCTAGATTTTGGCAGGGCGACAATCTTTTCCGAACACTCGGGTAAAGACATCAGCCACGATTGGTCTGTCCATTTCAGGCGAGCAAGCGAGCAAGTTGGCGATTGCCCAATCAGTTCCATAAGACTTCTCAATCTCTCGGAACGCAAGCAACTCTCGGAATTGTGGCGACCAAGAAGTTTCACCTGAAAGTTGTTTCTTGGCGAGATTTTGACTTGCTGTAATTGCCAAGCGTGGAACGCCCAACTTTTTAGCAAGTTCCCAATCAGTAGTCATTTCGACTTGTAGCAAGCAACGAGATAACAAGGCTTCTGAAAGACGAACTCCGGGAGCATTAGGGTTGGTAGCACCAACGACATAGAACCCATCTTTCGCCTTTACAGTTCCCCTTTCGGGATTTTGAGTGATGGTGATTTCTTTACGACCATCCATCAACCCATAGAGAGCAGATAGAACTTTTGGATCGATTAGTCCAATCTCGTCAATGAGAAGAACTTTCCCTTGCTCGGCAGATTTTACTAACGCACCATCCACCCACTCGAAATCGCCACTTGGAGTTTGGACATAGCCACCAATGAAATCCGAAAGTTCAGTATCGCCTGAACCGAGAATTGTATAAAGTTCATCCCCGAAACTTGCTTCGACCAATGCTGTCTTTCCGCAACCCGGGCTTCCATAGAGCAACGCATAGTGTCCAAGTTTTCTACCAAGTCGTAGCACTTCGACATCAGGCATACCTGACCATTGACGAGAGTAGTAGAAATCACCATTAGGTCTTTCATACTTTTCTAATCCATCTACCATAGGGGCATCCACGACACGAACTTTCTTTGGAGTTTTAGGGGTAGCACTTCTCTTGGTGAGAGAACTTGATTTGTTAGACCACTTATCGAGAACCGCTTTTGTTTCACTTGATAATGATACTTGCTGTTTGGCATAAGCGAGTAGAGCAGTTGGAAGTCCAACTTCGAGTGATGAAAGTTTTGATAAATCTTCCATAGTTGTTGTTGATACTTTGTATGTTGGCATTTTGATTTGTCCTATCTTTTCTAATTACGCCACGAATAATTCATCAGGGAAGCCAGCTTCTTTTCGAGTTCTAAGAACTCTACGAATTAGCCCCTGTGGAGTGTTGTATTTGCTAATGTCCATAGCATCTTGGAGTGATACTTCGAGAGTGATAACTTTGCCATCTCTAATCTTCCAATCTCTCTCAATCATGTAAGCAAGTTGAGTTTGGATCGGGGCGAGAACTTCTGATGCTAATTGCTGTTTTACATCAGAAGATAGTGTCGTATCGAACTCGTGATTAGTTCCGACAAGTTTGGTATCAGCCACACTTGTCGAAATGTGGTTCATCTGCCATTGCGCTCTTGGCGACCAATTATTTACAGTTCGCCTAAGCATGGTGTTAGGAACTCTCTTACCATCCACGATTGCTGATGGAGTGAGAAGAACCTGTGCTGTTTCTTTTCCATTAGTAGATACGAACTCTAAATAGAGAGCCTGACCTACTAACTGACTTTGTGTTTCTTCCATTGGATAACCTTTCGTTGTAAGTTGGAAGTTGTTATTACCTAATCAACCTTAGCGATTTTTCGTTGGAAGTCAAGTTAGATTTATATAATTCTCAAATATTTTTTCCGGATCTTCTGTTGGCCTAGATCGATAAATGAACTACTATAGAACTATGTGTTACGCGTGCAGTGATTATGTATATGAAGAAGCTTGTCCTGATGAGTTTCCGGGATGTCAAGGTGAATGCAGTGGCTTTAGCTGTATGGATTGCTCCGGAAATACTTTGCATCTGAACGAGTTCTATATGGTCCACGACCACGTGTGGGATTCAGTAATCTCCAAGGCCGAAACAAGGGGAATGATTTGTATTGGTTGCCTTGAGCTTCGACTAGGTCGTCTATTGAATGCAGCAGACTTTACTGATGCCCCAGTCAACAGTGGGTTCGTTGAGCGATCCCCCAGGCTAATCGACAGAATGACGAGCGAAGATAACTAGTCTTCCACCGGGATTACGATTGGGAATCCTTCCCAAACCACTTCGTGCTCTTCGTCGTCCTTAGGGTACCCAATGAAATCGTCTCCAATGAGATCTGGGTCTGCATCAATCTCAATCATGACTTCGTCAGGGTCTGCACTCTCTGATTCGTAGAGTCCATCCAACTCAATGTTTGTTGCTACCCCATCAATAGTGACGTCCCAGTAAACGCGATACTTATATTTCTTCATAGAGCCAGTTTACTGTTGCAGGCATCGGAAGTCAAGAGGATCTCCTGGCGGCCGGAAACTTCTCACCAGCTCGTTAAAAGTTATGAAGGCGATCCGGATCTGAGCTCATCAGCTCAGCTGTTATTTCTTCGTTAAAAGTTTCCTGGATCTATCACGGGCAGCGCACAGTCGCTACATATGAAGTACTCGAGGTCCTCCCCGTCTACGTCTCCCAACACCAGGACACACGGTATGAAGTCTTCCTCGTGATAAGCTACGGCTTCTTTACAGTTCTCACAGAACTCATCGGATCTGAATATGACCAGTCCGGTATCCTCTGCTAGGTTAGCATCGGTTTCATCGTTAATAATGTGCAGCTCTACTTGTTGCATTTAGTACCTCCAATAAGATACTAATACACCCAGCGGTTAGGCTATTTGGACGTGTGCTATACACTCGCCGCTCGATGCTCGCCGTACACTGCAGCGCGTAACTTCTAACGTAGTTTGTTAGAAGCTACCATCCTCTTCACGGTACTGATCCGCTCGCCAGACAGACGGTGAATGGTTCTCCTCGACGTCCCGTTTCATAGACTCATCCTCGTACATACGTACAACGTGATAACAAGGGTCCTCGCCGTTATCGTAGGCTTCGTCTTCCTGAGCTGACGTTGGCAGGCCGTCATGCGGTACACATACCGGTGGTCCTACCCAACCTTCACGCAGGCCGATCTTCATCCAGACGTCAAAAGTGATTTCGTTAAAAGTGGTGTCATTCATGAGCTCATCCTAACATGCCTCGCCGTCAAAGTCAACTTACAACCTTGCACAGCGTTTCGTGAATTGTGCAAGCTCTGCTAGCTCGCCGTTATGTTTAATCCGACCGTAAAACCTTCCCGCGGATTGGGTGAAAATAGTCTTCTCATCAAAGATGATCCCGATCTCGTAAAGCAGTGCTTCAACTTCTGACGAAGACAGTGATGAGAATCCCAGTCCCATGTAGATCGATTTGTAGTGGGAGTCCCGTTTGTAGACTTCAAGCACATATTCGACTGGCCGTGCTTCAGGCCGCTTTCGAATCATAATCTCTTTATGTGCTTTCATACCACGCTGTGCAATGGTGAGTGCTGATTGCATTAGTCGTCCTCCTCATCGATCTCACGTAGAACCTTGAATCCTACATACTCGAGGATGGTTGTTTTTGCCAGCTCGTACTGCTCCTGGTTGTCAAAGTAGAAACCAATCCTGTGGTCAACGTCAAAGTTCTCATCAAACACTGCGATGCCATCTCCAATGGCAACTAGAATTTCATGCTCTTCATACATTGGGTGGGCGGGGTCTTCATACTCTGTAATCATGACGTCGACGTATGTGAGTCGATTGTCAGGGTCGAGCGTGTAATCGTAATCGTAATTTGTCATTCGTTGTCTCCTTCAAACTCGACGTTATCATAAGTGCCCTCTTCTTTGCAAGGTTCGCAAATCCAGATGGTGGTGCCATCGATCCCTGGTGCTCCATAACTGGCAGTCATTTCATGACAGTTGTCGCAGACGTACTCGTCTTTGGGCTGAATCATAATTCTCCTAACTTAGGTGTAGTTGAATAATAACTCCGGCCCTACAGGTTTGTCAAGTCAAAACAGAAAAAAGTTTTGTTTTCGCAGAAAGTGCTAGCAAGCTGTTTTGATCGGGGAGACCAGTTGCATCGTCTCCAACATAACCAATCTTTCGTTGGAAGTTTGCGAAGGCGCTACGCGTCTGAGCGTCGTAAGTTCCTCTCTTCGCATTCCGGAGTCCGACTTCTTGAGCCAAGGCCAGCTGGATGAGCTCGACGTCCCGGCAAGGTTTTAACGAAAGAACTCGTGATAAGTTTACCGGAGGCTGCCGGATCTCCCCCTCCGGATCTTTCAACCGGTTTCGTGAAAAGTCTGGACGTCCAAAGCCCAGCACATCCGTCAGGTACCTGGTGCGTTCAAAGATTCCGTTACGGTCCTGAGGTCCCTTCAGCAGTCCAGTGTCAACGTTAGCTTCGATCGTTTTAAAGCTTCCGTTAAAAGTTACACCCGTCACGTCTGTGACGATCCCCACATGTGGCATCTCGAAATGGGCACCCGTTGAGAAGTTAAAGAAGACGACGTCTCCTGGTTTGGGATTCACGTAAAGTCGACCCGTTCGTAAAAAGTTTGCTGCAGCAGCTGGGGTATACACGCAACTGGGAATATCGACGTCGGTTACCTTCGCTACGTAATCAATAAACGATCCAGACCAAGGCTGGCCGCTATACCCGCTACGCTCGCCGTAGTACGATACACGTCCAGCTTGGCTTCTATAACCCAGATGGCTCGCCGCCTCCTCCAGGAATGCACGTAACTTTTCACGACGTCCGTTAGATCCAGATCCAGATCCAGATCTTCCTCGCCGGCTAAACATTTACTGCTCCGTTAAAAGTTTCTCCAGGTAGCTCACCAGGTGCTGAGCTTCGTTGGCTCGAGTCGTCATGCGTATGTGATCGACGCGGTTTGCTGCCTGGCGAATGTCTTCTTCCAGACGTTGGGCATGTTCCCTGGCCGCTTCTAAAATTTGTTCCACGGTCACTCCTTGACCTCGTTTGTATTGTTGTCATTCTCTTCGCTTTCTACGATCTCTGCATCTACTATATCATCTCGAACGTCCGTTTCAACCTCTACAGTGACACCCGTTGCTGCAAGGCTGGCCGCGTTTGACATGGCGTTGACGGCTAGCCGGTTCAGACGTTCAGCAATGATACTAGCAGCTGGACGTACGTCTAGGTTAACGTTCGCATCTAACTCTACACCACCACGCACGCCTGCGCGATCCAGAATCTCAGTGGCGGCTTTTAATTTTACCGGCTCAGATTCTGCGTTCGACATCATGTCTTCGAGAACGTCGACGGCGTAGGGAGCTGCCTGGGTTAACTTTGCACGAGCTCGTTCGATGTCATCTCCCGGACGTCTCTTCAAACTTCCTAGGTGGATCCGACACAGGCCGTCATCAGTCAGACGTCCAGAAGACCAAAGTTGGCAGCGGATCCCGTCGTCTTTGATTGCGTTGCATCTGTGAGGGAGGGCGGCTGGCTTACGTTTAGAACTTTTAACGGGTTCCGTTTGTTCTTTGATCCAGGATCTGGTAGCACCGATGACCCAAGGCGGTACGAGGTAGTCGGTTGATTCTTCTGCGATGAGATCGTATCCGATGAGGTAGTCGGAGTTCTTATTTGATGGGTCCGTTAAAAGTGGTTTCTTTTCTGCAAGGCTCAACACTCGACGTTCGGTTAACATCTCGGAGCTGATGGCTTGGATCAATCCGGTTGGGACTCCGTTAGTGGCGTAGACAGGAGCCCAGTTTAGTTTCGATCGACGTAAGATGGCACGGTTCTCATACGTATCTTCACAAACACCACGGTCAGACTCTTGGATACCTAGCAGGGACAGATCTGGACGTAGGTTAATCGGTTCATCAATACGAACGTCGGGCTTCTCTATTTCGGGGGCGGAAAATGGGTTCGTATCCTCGCCGCTATCCTCGCCGGGGTCGACGTTTGTTGGGTCTGTCATATGGACGTCCGTTCTAAGACTGGCCGCACCGCGGGGAGAGACATGGTGCGACCAGCCGATTTTTGCGTAAGGTGCTACGCGGTAAGGGGTCTCTTCCCGACGTCACCAATTTGCATTTTCGGTGACGGTACTAGTATGGTGGAAAAGTTTTTTGGGTGAGTTGAGGGTGACGCGCACCTTCCGTTTACAAACAACGGAAAAGCCCCCATAAAATCAAGGATCTTACACCGGTTTAATTGGATGACGTTTTACGTATCCTCGCCGGATCATGTATCCAATCATGCTGATTGAAACATTTGAGTAGTAAGCAGCAGTTTTTGAGTTAACTAGTTTTACTTCTTCTTGCATTTACAATTACCCCCACCACAGCATCCGCTGTCTGGTTTTTCTGCATCAAGAAAAATCCACCTACCCTTTGCATCCCTGGCCGGTTTATCGAGAAGGGATTGAATCTTTTGGGCTTCAAATCTAGCAAGTGCTTTATCTAGTTCTGCCCAAGCAGCATCTACATTTTTTCTTCTCCTGCGTTCAGCCCAGTTGCGTCCAAAGATCTTACGAAAGAACTTCTTCATGACTACTTGCTGTTCTTCTTAGGAGCTGGCTTCTTAGGAGCTGGCTTCTTAGCGGTTGGAGCAGTTGGCTTCTTAGCTACTGGCTTCTTCGCTGTTGAGGTTGCTGGCTTCTTTTTCGGAGTTGCCTTCTGAACCTTCGGTAGTTCCACCTTCTTGGTGGTCTCCTTCAGAGTTGAGAAGTCCGTTTTCTGAATCAGATCCTTCACCTGTTCCGGGCTCAGAATTGTTACTTGGTTCTCCTTCGAGAACGCCTTCTTGATTTGATTGAATAGATTTTTCATTACCTTTTTCTTTCTCTTGTTTATTACAAGTTTTGCAATAGCAGTACCACACACTGTCGTACCACTTAATTTCTGGTCTACACAATTCGTGCGTGTTGGTATAGCAATACCCACATACTCGAGTTGTGTCTGTTTCCTTTTCTTTTGCCACAGCTACCTAACTACATAAATAGTCTCTTTGTGGTGCTTGACTTTTACCGTTGGGTCGGCCCAAACAGTAAATCCGTTTCTCCTGGCATTCATGCACCAAGAATAATCTTCTCCTACATTGCACTCAAAGTCAAGTTGATCCCACTTAACTCCTTGAATCCTGAACCATGGTCTGTCGCACTTCTCGAAAACACCGGACTTAATGGCAATAAATCCAAACCCTAGACCGAACACTTCTACTGGATCATCCTTCATAAAGAACGACAGCTCGTTGGTTAGAGTCGGTCTACCCTTGTCATCAAAAAATGCACAGGCTAATGTACCCATTGGATCTGTTCTGTACAATCCGCCAACAATATCTAAATCTGATTTGAGCAGCTTCTCAAACTCAGCAATATCCCATGAGATATCTGAATCAATCCAAAAGATCTTGTCGTAAGTATATTTACCTGCACCAACTTCTCTGGTGACCCAATCGTTTTCCCATTGGTCAAGTGCGGTAATTTCTCTTGCACTTGGAATGAACGAAGAATACTTATTCAACCACTTGTATGTGTATCCGTTCTCGGTTAACCAATTGATCGTATCTAGCAGACTTCGCACATACTCAGGGTTTAGTGAACTACCTGGAGTAGCAATTAAAACGTTATAGTGCTTCTTCTGGCTTGCAGACACTTAACCATCCTTCAACTAGTGATTGAAATTGTGGAACCGTTAGATTTGATAGTACTGCCACATCTTCTGGATTTACAAGCAGATAGTAGAACAGCTCGTATGTATCAACAAGCTTCTTACTTTCATCTGCCTTTTCTAGAGCGATTGCGGCTAGAACTGAAATGCTATCTAGGTGGCTCAAGTTTAGTGACTTTTCTGGAGCATACTCCACGGTCACATATTTTCTTTCGTCAGACATTGAACATTCTTTCTTTTACAGCCCGGACATCTTTACCAATTGATCCTAGCTTATAAAACAAGATAAAGGCGAACATCAACACGGCCCCTACAATCATTAGGAAAAGCACGATTTTGATTGGCCAAACGAAAAAGATATTGAAAAAGGTTTTCATTAGATTTCCGATCTACATTGTTTGCACAGAAGCTTATCGTAACCTGTCGGCTCTTCCATTGCAACCCCCCGCTGGCTAACTGCCACTGGAGCAATTGGCCCACCAACTCCACATCGATCACACTTCATATCAATCAGCCACTCGACTTCTCTGCCATCAGCAATGGCCTTCTTCAGTCCTCGGCCTAAAGCGTGTAAAGGTCCTTGACCTTCGGTTTTTCTCAAGAAAGATCTTGTGTCTGAAGTTCTCAGAACAACTCGTTGCTCTTTGCATGGACATTCCATCCTGGTTGGTTTACAAAATACCAATCCGGCAACTAAAGTATGTCTGGTTATCGGATGTCCACAAACACAGATTCTGCCATCTCGATCTCTACCTGGAACTAAATTTTTCTCAGCTTCTTCTACTTCTTCAAACGTAAAATCTACGTACGAAAATGGATCTTTTTCTGTCATAAAAACTCCTTCTTAAAAATTTGACAACTTCATCCTAACACAAGTCGATCCATGTATCTCATGAAACACCATGAAAAACACATGAAAAACATAATCAAACCCATGTAACCATGTAAGTCAACTATAGTTTCAGTTAACGCAGAATTGAACTCTATACGCGTAGTAAAACTATAGTTGTATTACATGGTTACATGACTATGTATAGCAACTTTTTTAAAACTATTTTCAAATTTTTTACTAGTATCTCTTTGTAGCAGATTTCTCGATCTTGTACAGCTTTTTGCTTTTCCCTAAATATACAGCAGTAGGATTAAAGTTGAAATTATACACTACGTCTTTTTCAAAACCCTCTTCTTTTATACAAATTTATATAAAAGATGTCCAATAATCCCACTTCATTTTTGAGTATAAAATAGACTCATGTCAGAGAATTTTGAACCCGAAGCAATCCTAGATAAGATCGCTTTGTGCTCAATCGTGATCGACCAGATCAAAGAAGAATACGAAATAACTCCTGACCCTGATCAACGCGCAGACTTGTTATTAGCGGTTGAGGGTTTAGCAGATAATGTAGCTCGCTTAGTGATGGACGTTCGTGATAAAGTCTGGAACCATCCAAAAGTTTAACAACTAAATCATAGAAAGTACTTAAATGAGACTCCGCCCAGTAAAGGGCGAGGGAGAGCGCTCGAAGTCATTATTGAAAAAAGGACCGTTGCTTATTGCAACGGCCCTCTTTATCGGCTATCCGGTTTGTATAGCCCAAGCGGTTACTACTTCTTCCGCTTTAGGACTGCCAATACAGCAGCAAGGACAAATACAGAAACCCATCCAGCTACAAACCCAACCCAAAAACTATCTAAGTTTACGGTCAATTGCATCGTTACCCTCCAATCAGGAAATCAGTACTCTTGAGTCTACTCTTAATTCCTACAAAGCACAACTCAAAACGCTAAAATCTTCTACCCCTCTAGACCCATCTTTTTCAGCCGAAATAGCCCAGAAAGTCCAAATCCTAGAGACCAAGATCCAGTCCCTAGAAACCAAGATCCAACGTCTAAAAGACAGCCTAGTATCCCTACAATTAGCTAAAGACACCCTTTCTTCCGCTATTGCTACCCTGGACGTCGCCATAGCCACAGAATCGGCCGCTTTGACCAAATACAACACAGCCAAGGCCAAACACGACCAAGATCTCTCAACCTTTACAGAAGCATCCTCGGCCCTTTCTAAAGCAGAATCAGCCCTACAAACAGCCACTTCTGACGCTTCTAAAGCCCTGGACGTCTACAACACAGCTTCAGC